AGACGGCAGCCAACATCCAGGGCTTCATGAACACCATGTGGGCGTCCCTGACCCGTGGCACCGACCGGCCCGACCTGATCGTTCAGGACAACGCAGCCTGGGCGAACTACATGGCGAGCCTGCAGGCGCAGCAGCGCTTCACCAGCCCCGAGGTCGGCAACCTCGGCTTCCCGTCCCTGAAGTTCATGGATGCGGATGTGGTGCTGGACGGCGGCATCGGTGGCTTCGCGACGGCCAAGACGACGTTCTTCCTCAACACGAAGTACATCTTCCTGCGCCCGCACGCCGCACGCGACATGGTGCCGCTGAACCCGAACAAGCGTTACGCCGTGAACCAGGACGCCGAGGTCAGCATCCTCGCGTGGGCCGGGAACATGACGTCGTCGGGCTCGCAGTTCCAAGGTCGGCTGATCAGCCCGTGATCGGTTTCGGGGGCTTCGGCCCCCGTTTCACCATCTTCCATCAAGGAGTCTGAAATGCCTGCTGCTTTGCCGGGTTCCACCCTCGCCCAGAATATCGCCAACCCCAGTCTGGGGCTGTCGGTCATTTTCGATCTTCTCTCCGGCCCGAAGGGCTCACCCCTCGACAAGGACGCCTCGGGCAATGCCTCGACCGGCGCTCTGTCGAACGGGATCGGCTTCGGCTCGCCGCCGATCATCGGCCTGACGGCTCCCGCGAGCATCCTCGCGGCGGGTTTCACCGACAACTACAGCCCAGGCCTGGGGAAGCCCGACGGCACTGACTCGGCCAATTCCACCATCATGTACATTGGTGGTGGGCGCTGCAACGCGCCGTCCCCCGGTCCGGGTAGTGACGGTACCGCCGCCCCCAACCCGTACACGACCGGCTTCGGCATCGGGATGGCGGGCAACGGCGGGAGCCGTGACGCGGGCGCGGGTCCGACCTTCCAGGGCTTCCGAATCAAGACGGTCACCGCGACCGGCGCGGTCGCGAACGGCGTCGCGGTCGAGACGGGCTTCCTGAACCGTTCCGGCGTGTCGCTGGTCACGGGCCAGTCGGTCTTCGGCTCGGCGACGGCGGCGAGTGGCGTGGTCGCGTAGAGCGCGCGTCGTGAGGAGCTCGGCGCGCTTGGGGTGACCCGGCGCGCCGTTTGCACATGGAGAGGCGAAGCACATGACCATCAAGTCCACGAATGAACTGCTCGCGCAGGCCGATGCGACACTGCCCGACAACAACACGCAACTGATCACGCCCGCCGCTATCCGGGCGATGATCAAAGACTTCATCGACACGGTGTCCCCCGCTTACGGCGGGATCAACATCACGAGCTCCCTCTACGCGGTGACTGCGGCCCCCGCGAAGCTCTCCCCGTGGACGGCCATCACGACCCAGACGGCGGGTTACTACGCCGCGAGCGCAGCGCTCGGTGAAGTGACCCGCGCTATCGCCTCAGCAAGTCTCGCGGGCGCGACCGACTTCATCACCATCGGCGGCGGGGTCCAGGGCGCGAACAACGCCAACCTGACCCTGGAGCTCTACAAGGACGGGCTCGCGACGGGGCTGAAGGCCTCGGTGACCTGCACCGGCCCGACCGAGACCGTCGGCTTCAACATCGCGGGGCTGCAGTACAAGGGCGGCGCGGACGCGGTCTACGACTTGCGTGCGAATGGCCCAGCCGGGAACTACACGCTCGTGAACGTCGCGATGATCATGCAGGCGCAGCCTGTGCGCTCGTTCGTGTAAGAACTGGGTCGGTTTAAGTGGGATGGGCCGACCTCGATTCCCAAACATCCCGCGCATAAGGAGAATTGAAATGTTGAATGCTGCGCAGGTCGAAACCCTGCAGAATGATCAGCCTCCCACCGACTGGTCGAAGTTCGACCAACACATCGCTCCCAGCAATTACGGAACCGGTATGTTCGCCGGGGACGAGAAGCTGCATGTGCGTTTCTTCACCATCGCGCGCATCGACGTCGAGAAATCGACCGCCGAGGATCGCCCGATCTACCGTAACGTCCCGTACGTCGAAATGATGATTCCCGGCGACAAGAACAACATCATTGTCGAACCGGTCTGGGACCAGCACAAGCAGCGCTTCCCGGTCAAGTGGGAGCAGTTCAAGCGCGGTGAAGAGCAGCAGGTCGTCGGCACCCCGTTGAAGGTCGCCCCGTTCCTGACGCCGTCGCACGTGGCCGAACTGGCGCACATGAATATTGTGACGGTCGAACAACTCGCCGACCTGCCCGACACCGCGCTGGGCTTCATGGGTGCCCGCGAGTTCAAGGAGGCCGCGAAGCGCTTCCTCGCCAAGACCGGCAGCAATGAGGCGTTGCTCGCGCGCATCCAGGCGCTGGAGGCGAAGCTAGCCGAGACGGAAACCCCGGACCCGACGCCCGCCAAGAAGTAAGCAGGAGCAGCGAGCATGCCGAACTATCAGATGACCGACTATTCGACCTTGCAGTCGGTCGTCAACAACTGCTGCTCGCTGCTGTCTCTGCCGAAGCCTGACGACCCTGCGGGGTCGACGAACCCGAATATCGCGCTGCTCAGGACTGCGGCGAATCTTGCCAGTAACGAACTGCTCAATTCGTATGAGTGGTCGCAGCTGACGAAGATGGGCGAGATAATGGTCTACACAGACCTGCCCCCCAACCCGTCCGAAGCCAACGAACAGCCGTACGACTTGCCGGGCGACTTCTACCGGTTCATCGACCAGACTCAATGGAACGGCGCGATGCGCTTTCCTGCGGTCGGCCCGGTTTCGCCGCAGGGCTGGATGACCTACATGGTCTTCCCCATTTCGGCGAACTTCACACTCACGTGGCAGGTCCGCGAGAACAAGATCTACTTCCTGAACCCGCCCGCTGCCCCTGGCCAGCAATTCCGCTTCATGTACCTGTCGCAGGCACTGGTGCGTGACGCGGACGACCCGGAACTGTTCAAAAATGTCGCCACCAAGAACGGCGATGTCTTCCTGCTCGACGGCATCTTGATGACGCTCATGACTCGCGTCAAATGGCTCGATGCGAAGGGCTTCGATGCTGGCGCGGCTGTTCGTGACTTGATGATTGCGTTCGACTCCCGCATTGGCGCGCAGAAGGGTGCAAACATCTTGAGTATGGCCGGTGGCCGTCACGATTACCCGTACATCGGTATCGGCAACCTCCCCGAGGCGTCGCTTTACGGTATGCGACAGAACTGACCGTGGCTGTTCAACTCCCGCCCGGATGGGTCATCACTCAGGTGCTGGAAACAGTGCCGAATCCGAACGTGTCTGGCCCGGCCTCGGGGGCGTTTTTCACCCGGTGGACTTACATCTGCACTGACCAAGTCGGTGAGTTTGTTTGTGCGAGCGGCGCGCTCGAGGATTGTGAGTCGCAGGCACAAGCTCGGGCACAAGCTCGGACCCAGCAACAGCCTTATTACGAGGCGATCTGATGTTGCGTCAAATCCATCGCCCAAGGCTCACGACCCCCCGCAGGTCCGCTGCCTCGCAGACACATGAGGCATACCCGTTCAGTGCTCCTCTTCGCGGCCTGGATGTGACGCAGCCTCTTCCGGGCGGCAGCCCGATGACGGCACTACTCCTGGACAACCTCATTCCACGCACGCTCGGGCTCCAGTTACGCTCGGGCTATCTTCGCTGGGTGAGCAACCTCAATGGTGCGGTCCGCAGCCTGATGAAGTTCCAGTCAGCGGCGGGCGTATCGAAGCTTCTCGCAGGCACTGACGCGGGTAGAATCTACGACGTCACCGCCGCGCAGTTGTCTTCGTTCACGCCGACTGCGCTCACTACCATTCCCGGTGGTGCCCCTGCGGGCGAATGGACCAGCTTCAATTTCGTCACCGATACTGGTGTCCACTACCTCATCCTCGTCTGCCCAGGCAGCGGCTACTGGGTCTATGACGGCACGACGTTCACACAGGTGACTGCGGGCGCGGGCGCAGGACAGATCGATGGCGTCGACCCCGACACATTCGCGTTCGCGATGGTCTACAAGAAGCGGCTCTGGTTTGTCGTGAACGGGTCCACTAGCGCGTGGTACTTGCCGGTCGGGCAATATGCTGGTGTGGCGAAGCAGTTCGACTTCGGCCCGATGATGCCCAACGGTGGGTCGCTGGAAGTTCTTATCAACTGGAACTTCGACGGGTCGACCGGGGCTGGTCTGAATACGCAACTCGTCGCCATCGGTCAGCAGGGTGATGTCGTCATCTACGAGGGCGAGGACCCGGACACCGCCGCGACATTTCGCAATGTTGGGTGCTGGTATGTGGGTCATGTGCCGGTCGGTCGGCGCTTCTTCTCGCAGTACTCTGCTGACATTGCGGTTTTGTCGGAGCGCGGGTTGTGCTTCCTGTCCGAGTTGATGCGCGGACAGGGGTTCTTCCAGAATGTTGTGACTGCGCAGTCGATCAACAGCATGCTCGCTCGCGAAGTCTCGCAGTCGCTTGACACCCGGTATTGGGAGGTCTGCTTCCTGCCGCACGAACAACTCGTGGTGATCAATCGCGCGGAAGTGAATGTCGAAAACATCCAGTGGTGCTATGAGGTCAACAACAAAGCGTTCGCGCGACTGACGAACATCCCGATGCTGACCGTCATCGCGTTTGACGGTGATTCCTTCTCTGGCGACCTCAGCGGCAATGTCTGGGCACTGTTCTCAGGCGCGTCGGATGGTGCTATTGACGGGGTTGCTGGCGCGGACCTGGAGGGCCGTTGTGTGACCGCTTTCCAGACTCTCGGTGACGGGGTCCGGTACAAACGATTCTTGATGGTGCGTCCGTCATTCATTTCGACATCACCGCCCGGTGTCGCCGCCCGATTGAACAGCGAGTGGAGTGTTCAGATTCCGACGAGTGGCACCGTCTATGACGGGAAGCCAGCTGGTGGCATCTGGGACCTTGACAATTGGGATGTCGCAAACTGGTCCGGCGAAGGGCAGAGCTACGAAGCATGGACCGGTTCCGAGGGTTCGGGCCGTTACGGGTCCCTTGCTTTGCGGGTGCGCGGTGCGCCGGACACAATTTTCGTCGGTTGGCAAGCTGTGGTCGAGCCGGGAGGAATTCTGTGATCACCACCCAGCACCAGGAGTATCTCGCACAGTGGCTCTACGAGCGCATCGGGCTCGTGCCCTCGGCCACCTTCAAGGCCATCGGCAGCGTGAACGCGGCGCAGGACACGCTTCGTGGCGTGGTGGGCTATGACGGCTTCAACGGCGCGAGCGTCGTGATGCACATGGCGGGCGATCCGGGTTGGATCGACAAGGCGATCTTGCATGCCGCGTTCGACTACCCGTTCAACGTGATGGGCTGCAATCAGGTGCTCGGCTTCGTGCCGAGCGGAAACCAAGCCGCGATGGACATCAACAAGCGGCTGGGTTTCAAGGTGGTCCTGGAACTCGAGAATGCGCACCCGGACGGGTCGCTGTTCATCATG